GGCGGCGAGTGATCACCAGCGAAACGGAGTAATCCAAGGCGCCGGGCCGCCTCTCGTGCACGGCGCCGACAAGATTGCTGCCGACCGATCCCGACACCGTACTGATCGCGAGAATCCAGTCGTTTGATGTCGTCGCACCCTGACCGCCGAACACGCCATACGCCTCAACGTCCCAAACACCCGGTTGGAGCACGAAACTCGTGTAATTCTGCGGCGTAGTCGAGCCGGCAAAGTTTCCGCCAAAGCTCGCCGACACCAACTCGCCAACCTTGCCGGCGCCGGGCTGCGTTGCCGTCGCGCCCGCAGGAATTTGCCCAGCGGTGAACCCCGTCGAAATCCACGGCTGCCACACGCCGGCGGCTTGGACGCGTTGATAGGCATTGCCGGTCGATTGCTCCACAGCGCGTTGGCTGACATTGCCGCCGGCCTGCCCCGCCTGCACATGCAGGAAGAAAGCGCCGCTCGTGACCGGCGTGTTGGCGCAAGCCCCGGTGTTGTAATAGGTGCCCTCGGCCGTGATCGTGTTGAAATCCGTGCCGTTGGCGATCGCTTGGGCCTGATTGAGCGCGGTCATCACAAACGCCGTTGTCGCGAGCCGCGTCGTGGCATTGCCAACCGGCGGAGTAACCGCCGTTGGATTTCCCGTGAACGCCGGCGCATTGAGCGGCGCTTTCTGCGCGAGCGCGGCCGTGATCGCAGCGCTCAACACCGCAACGGCAGCATCGGCGTAAGCCGTCGTCGCGATCTTTGACGAGTTGTCGCTCGGCGCCTGCGTCGGCGCAAGCGGCGTGCCCGTGAGCGCCGGCGAATTGAGCGGCGCTTTCAGCGCGAGCGCGTTTGTCACCGTCGAGGCGAAATTCTCATCGTCGGCAAGCGCCGCCGCCAATTCGTTGAGCGTATTGAGCGCGACGGGCGCCCCGCCGATCAGCGCAGTGATTGCGGCGTCGGTGTATGCCGTTGTCGCGAGCCGCGTCGAGTTGTCCCCCGGCGCTTGAGTGATCGCAGTCGGGCTTCCCGTGAACGACGGCGAGTCGAGCGAGGCCGCATTGACGAGCGCGCGGAACGCCGGCGCGCTCGCGACATTCATCACCAGCGTTCGCACGAAATCCGACACCGGGATCACGCCGCCATTCTGCGCCGCATCGAGGTACGGAATGACGTTCGGTTGCAGGCCGAGCGCGAGCAAGCCGCCGAGCAACCCCTCGACTTCGTGATCGTCATTCCAGTTGCTCGGCTTGACGGCGCCGGCGGGCATGCCTTCGTCGTCGATCGCCGAGCGGAATTTATGCTTGATCCCCATCGATCACCCCTTTAGGCGGGCACCACGATCGCGGCGTCGATTTGCGCGGTCGTCGTGATGTCGCCAGTTTTGATCTTCAACGCGACGGCGGCCTCGGCCGCGAAGCACGAGGCGACGAACGCGCCGACGGCTTGAGCGAGCGCGATCATCGTCTCGGCGTTCACTTGCGTGAAACTGCCGTCTGCCCCCTTCCACATCGTCGAAAACTGCGGATTGCCTTGCGCGATGTTGTACGCGGCATTGAGCATCGACTGACTTTCGCGATCGGTCGCGATCTTGATGCCGCTGATCGTCACACCGCTGGTTTCGACGTGGTAACGGCGCGCGGCGGCGTGCGCGGTCAACTCATCTTTCGACATGATCGGCACGGGCGCCGGGACGAAATCGTTATCGGACTCGACGTACACCGATCCGATCACCACCGGCTCGGCGACGGCGACGAGCCTGATCGACGGGTGAAACATCGTCTTGATGTCCACGGCGTCGGGAATAGCGATGTTCTCGGCCGCGACGTTGCCGACGAGCCGCACGTAATTTTTCATGAGGTGCCCCCTGTTAGTACCAGATCAACACGAGGCCCGGCGCACCGCCGTTGCTCGGGTTTGGAATGTTTGCCGGCGCGCCAGAGCCGCCGGTTGCGAACGCATAGGCGGTGTTCGGCGACGGCGCGCCGAAGATGTCTTCCGAGATGCCAGCGAAGCCGAACGCATCGCCGCCATCACCGCCCCGGCCGGCATAACCGGCGCCGCCGGCTTGACCGTCGATGCGCAGTGAGCCGATAGGGCCTGCGGAATTCCCGCCGGGGCCGCGTCCGCCGTAGAACGAACTTGACGCGCCTGGCCCGGCCGAGCCGCCGCCGCCGCCGCCGTTGCCCGTTGCGATCGAGCCGAGCGAGCTAGCGCCGCCATTGCCGCCGGGATTCGGAAACACGCCCGAGGCGCCGCCGGCGCCGACAGTGATCGGGATCACCGCACCCGGCGTCACGGCCGAGGTGCCGCGAATATGTCCGCCACCGCCGCCGCCACCGCCGGCCGTGCCCGATCCGCTCGTCGCGCCACCGCCGCCGCCGCCGCCCCACACCTCAAAGTAAATCTTGGTGACGCCAGTCGGCACCGTGAACGAACCGCTCGCCGTATAGGCGACGAAGTTGCGAAAGCCGGCGTTGACACGATCGCTCATGACACGGCTGATCAACTGGCATTTGGTGCCGTCATAGCGCAGCGTCACCATTTCGCCGACGGTCAACTCGCCGTTGCCGAGCGGCGTGCCGTCGGGATTGACGACGGCCTTGATCGGCAACGTGTTGAGCGCGATATCGACCGGATTGCTACCGTTGCCGTTGTTGATCCTAACATGGATTTCCATTCCTTTCTTCCACTCGGCAGGAGCGGGAGAAAGTGACGCAACGATATGGCCCGGCGTGCCGCTATCCTCACAGTAGAGCGGCAAGCCGCGCTGAATGAGATGTTGAACCGCCTTGAGCCAAAGCGCATCGTCGCCGTTGTCTTGCGTAACGACATCGACAGCGCCGGCCGTCTGCCCGTTGCCGCGCACCAATGCGCGGATGTTGGCGAGCACGGCGTTGAAGAATGCAGCGCCGAATTCGGTGCCGTCATCGAGGCTCGGATCGCTACAATCCTTGAACCAAGTGTCAGTTGCGCCGAACGTGCGGTTTTCACCGGGCCGAACGGTCACGGCACCGGATGCCGAGGCAGGCCCCAAAAGATCAGTCATAGATACCCTCGTAAGCGACTTGAATTTCAGCGTGAACGATGCGCGACATCAGACAGAGCAGCGGCGACAAGTCGGGGCCGCAAGACTGCCGACGGCCGGCGCGCATGCGGCCGGCGAGCGAGCGGAGAGATCGTCCGCCGTGATAGGCGGGCGATGAATTGAGGTGAACGATCACCTTGAGCGTTGCCGCGTGCAGGATCGAGCCGGCTTTCGCCTTGCCCGCACGCGCCTTGCCGACGCGACTACCGCAATCGAATGCGGACTCGACGCACTCGATCGACCAGCCCATGCGCCCCGCTACCTCGGCGTAGTATTCGCAGCGGGTGCCGCCAAGCGCGGCAACCTTTGTGCAGAGATCGGGGAAAGGATCGCACTCATCCGGCAAGCCGTATTCGGCCATCCAAAGATCATGCGTTTCCTTGTGCGTCGCGCACCAAAACTCTAAGCGGAGATCGCAAAGGCGCGTGTTCGCGAACAGAAGCACCGACGCAATCGACTTCCAAAAGCGTTGCAGGATGCTCGGCTTTCGATAGCGCGTCGAGAACCCGTCGGCCTCAAAGCCCACCGGCTCAAAGGCGATTTCCGATCCTGGCCTCGGGCCGCCCTCGTGCGTTTGCCACGCGCGGCCCTTTGGCAGCACGGCCGGAATGCCGGCCATGATCTCGTCAAGCGTCGGGCACCGAAGCGGCGCCGGGCGCGACGTTTCACACGTCGTCATGCTTTACCTCAGATGAAAGTGACGCTTCCGAGCGTTGCCATCTGCCCCGAGATCAAGACGACATCGGCGGCCGGCGCGGTGATCGCATGCCGTTGCTCGCCCGTAGCGTTCGCAACAGCCTGCCAAATCCACGAGCGCGAGAACGTCGTCGGCTTGGCAAGATATTCCATATTGCCGATTTCCTGATCGGAGCCGGCAACGCGCGCGTTGCGGCGGAAGGCAGCACGCAATTCGGCTAACACGGCCTCTTGCACCGCCGTCGTGTTTGGCTGCAATCCGCTGATCGTGATGTTGATCGGCACCGCTTGCGGCGCCTGCACAGTCACCATCGCACCGGCCGGCCGCACGGTCTCGATGTAGTCTTTCACGCGCTCGATGTCGGCCGGCCGGGGAATGCCGTCGGCGTAGAGATCGAACATCAGCGGAAACACGCGCACCGTTCCGGGGCCGGACCATACGCGCTCAACGAACACGTCGGGCCGGGCGCCAGTCACCGATACGCCAGCGACCTCACCGGCCCACAACACATAATCGGCGGCCGATCCGCCGTGAGGCGGGTTGCGCTTGCGAAAGAGAATGCGGGCGCGGAACGACTCATCATCCTCGTCGTCGAAACCTGCGACGATGGCCGATGAAGCGACTTGCGCCGTTGCGACATCGTCACCATTGAGGCCCGAGACGATTTCGAGCGGCGTGCCGGCGACCGCGTTTGTATTCTTGCCGTCGGTAACGGCCGTAACGAGCACGCTCAACGTGCCGGCGCCCGTCGTCGAGCCGTCGGAAGTCGAGACATATTCGACGCCATCAGCGCGGCGGAACACGGCCGCAACGTCGAGCGTCACGGCTGCGCTCACGGCGATATCGACGTAACCTTGCGCCGGCGCCCTCGGCTTGCGCGCGAGTCCGAATTCCTCGCCGTGCAAGTCGAGGTGTTCGCTATCGGCCGTCAGCGCGAACTTTTGCTTTTGGATGTAGTCGGCGAAGCCGAAAACCTCGTGCACGAGGCCGGCGAACACCTTTGCCGTCGGGTTGATGTTGTTCGGCCAAATCCACGCGTCGGAACCGGGAAGGTTGACGCGGAAGGATTGGCGAGCACGCTCAACCAAATCTTTGAGAGAAGGGATCGCGAACATCAGCGAGCTACCTGATTCCAGAGAACATCAAAATTTCGGTCATAGACGATCGCGCCGTCGCGCCCGTACAGCGCGACGGTCAACTCGATGCGCCCCTCGATCTCGACGCCCGTCGCCGAGATATCGATCCGCACGCACACGCCTTGCGTGATCAGCGTTGCCAGCGCCTCGCGCGCGAATTGCTCGGCCCATGTCGCCGCCGGCGTGCCCCGGATCGTCATCGGCGCGCGCTCAAGCAACCACAGCAGCGAACCTAATTCAGTTTCGCCGAGATCGTCGCGAACATCGATCCCGTCGCCCCAATATCCGCGATTGTCGCCGTCGGCGAGGAAGGCGAGCGGGTGATCCGTCGGCACGCGCTTGTCGGTAAACAGCGCCAGCACGACGGCCGTCTCGATCGCGGCCTTGGCCCGCAAGCCGCCGTGATTTTGCGTCTCGTCGGGATCGGCCATCGCCCAATCGGCCTGGCCCCGCTCGACATCCCAAACAGAGTCCCAAAGCGCGTTGCTATCCGGCGCACACCCCTCGGCGGCGCGGATCGTGATTTGTGCCATTGTGTGAACCTCTAAACGACGGCGTAGACGATCGAGGAAGGCCCGGCCGTCGTTTGAACTTGCGGCACCGCCTGCCCCGTCGGCGAAGTCACGCCGATATCAACGCGACCGGGACGGATGCGCACATAGCGCCCCGCGACGCCGACGGCGCAATCGTTGCCCGCCTCGACGGTGATGTTGGTCGATGTCAGCTTGATCGACGACTCGCCCTTGGTAATCGTCACGTCGTCGGGGTTGAGCACAATCGAGATATTTTCCTCGTCGTCATCCTCGGCGGCCTTGCTGCCGCTATCGCTGATGTCTTGGCCCTTGCCGATCTTGATGTTGATTTTCTTGGCGTGCACCGCGTCGAGATTGTCCTTAAAGACGCGGATAATATCGCCCGTGTGATCGTACAGCGCGACGCCGCCCTCGGGAGTGTCTTTCGGGCGATACTTCTTATGTTCGAAGCCGAGCGCGAGCAGCCGATCGGATCGGCCGCCGAGCGCGAGATAGACGCCCTCGGAGCCTTTCGGAGCGTGCGACGTGATGCCGTGCGGTTGCGGCCGATACACATCCTCGAATGTCTCGGTTTTGAGGCCGGTCATTTTCTTGAGGATCTGTTGCGTGCCGGAATCGTCGGTTTTCTGCACCGTCGCGCGGCGCATCTGCGCAACAATGCCTTCCTGTCCCTCGGGAAACCAAACCCACATTACTCATCCCCTCCCGCACCGGACGCCCAAGCCCCACCGGCCGAGCCGCCCTTGCCGCCCTTGCCGCCAAGCGCGCGCGGATCGACGAGCGACAACACGCTCAACGTTCCGTCCCGGCGATCTTGCGAAAACGTCACGGTCTCGATCGCCATGTCCTGATGGATGTCGGCGAAATCCGAGTGCACGAACACGAGGGCGCCCGGCTCCCAAAGCTTGCCGCCGTCGTCGTGATGCCCCTGCACCGTGACGTTTGCCTTGAGCGCGTTGCCGGCCTCGCGATCGCGCCGCGTGCCGGCGCGTTTCTTGGCGCGATCCTTGTCGGTGTCGCCGTCGTGAATGACGATTACCGGCCGGTAGCGACCTAGCTCGGCGTCGCGCGCCTTGGCCTCGATCTGCAAGGCATCCTCGCCGTGCCCGAACGGCCGTTGCCCGCGCACGATCACGTCGGAATGCCGGCCGCTCCAATTGTGATCGGCCTCGATTTTCTTGATGTTGACGCGCTCGATCAGTCCGCCGGCGTGCCGCATCTTGCCGCCCTTGGTGATCTTGATCGAGCCGTCGGCCTGCCCCACCGGGAAAACGCCTTGCTCGCGGCAAAGCTTCTCAAGACAGCGGAACGCGGTCTCGCCCGGCGTGATGCGATAGATCGGCACCTTTTTCAGTTGCTCGTCGGTTGAGATGCCGACGCCGAAGTGATCGAGCGCGGCGCCGATCTCTTGCGGGTCCTTGTTCTTGAATTGATTCGTGTCATGCACCGCGCTCGAGTCGATGTAGTCTTGCGAGCGCGACCGGCCCGAGATGTTGATCTCGGCGGTATCATGCTCGCCGAGGCAAGGCTGATACCGATCGACGAAGCCCTGACACATCAGCGAGCCGTTGGAGAGGATCGAGATCGGCGTTCCGGCCTTGAACATCCAAGCGGTAGCGCTCGCGCCTGGCTCGGCGGCAACCTTCAATTCAAAGGATCGCGCCGCCTCTTGAAACGATGCGCGCACGAGCACCCGCTCAAACGCCGTCCACAGCCCGCCGCCGGCGGCGACGGTCACAAAGACGTTTTCCATTGTGCCTTACCTCGAAAGCGCCTCGATCGTGCGCGGCATGAAAGACGGATGCCGCACGCGATTGCGCGCAACCAACTCGTCGGCGCGCGTCGGATCGGCATACAGCGCCCAAGCGAGCGCGAGCGACGGCATGATCGCCGCGCTTTCGACGACGATCACGGGCGCGAGCGTGTTGATAGTTTTCGTGAGCCAGTCGATCACGGCGCCGCGCAACACCTCGATCGCGACAAAGAGATCGTGATTTTCGGCGCCGGTCGTGTTGTAGGCCTCGGCCTCGAAACGTTCAGCCACCTCGCCGCGCGCGGTGACGCCGTCGGGCCTCGCCGTGAACGTCATGCGCAACACGCCCTCAGCATAGGCCGTCAAGGCGGCGAGCCGCACGGCGCGCGCGGCGGCGTCGGCGTTCTGATATGCCGCCTTCGCCGTCGTCGTGAGGTACGGGTGCCCCGCGACCGTCACCGACACGGGCGGCGGCGGCGGCGGGAAGGCATCGAGCAATTCGAGCGAGGCGCGCACGGCGCCCTCGGCGGGCAAGCCGTCGCCCAACTGCCGTACGAGGCCGACGAGGCTCAGAACCGCCGGGGCGGTTGCACTGGCGGGCGCGACGTTGGAAACCTGATCCGGCAGCGCGGCGAGAAAGCTCGTCACACCGTCGCGCACCTTGGCGCTAACCGCCGGCGCGACAGGGTAGGACTGCCGCAGCACATCGACGGCCGCCGCCGCGCCCGCGAGCACATCAGCCGCCGCGTTCACGACGTAGTCGGCCTGATGGAGTGTCGAGACCACGCTCGAAAACTGCCCGGCGATGGCCGTCGCCAGCGCATCAGCCGCCGTAAAGGCGACGTTCTGCAACAGCGGAACAGAGATGAAAGCGCTCGATGCGCCGGCGCGGACGAACTTTAGCTCGAAAGCGACATACCCCATTTGATCGCGCTGCGTCGATCGTTTGAAGGTTTCGCAGTGAACCTGCACCGGGCCGAAATACGGCACGACGAGCATGCCCGCCCCATAGCTCGACAGCGCCGCCTTGAGCGCGCTCGCGAGCGCGTCGGCGTTGTCGCCGTGCACATAGGCAACGCCGCCGTAGAAGCGCAGCGCCTCGCCCATATCCTCAATGAACGGCGGGTCACGGTGCGGGAACACGTGCTTGACGTTGTCGCGCCCGCCTTCCTCGTCGTCGGACTCGAAGTAGAACGGAACGCCCTTGTAGGAGGCCGGCCAAAGCGTCTTGAGCCAGTCGCGACATTCGGTTGAAGCCATTGCCGGGGAACCTTGTTTTTGTATCGTACGAAACAAAAAACGGCCCCGAGGGGCCGCCTAAATGACGTGTCGGGCCTAGATGGCCCGGTGTCTGGGTTTTATCGCATGGCGCGCTACGGCTGCGCCGGCGCGGGGCCTTCTAGCGCTATTGCGGTGGCCCTGCTTCCGGCATCGATTTGCCCGTCGATCCAGTCGAGCCGGTTGCCGGCCCGCCGGCCGAGCGGAACGCGTTGATTGCGTTCTGCACGGTTTGCGTCACGCGGGCGAGGAAGTCGGGCGACGGCTCCACCCGCACCACAGTCTCAAGCGTGGCGTTGCCGATTACCTCGGCCTTGGCCGGCTCGCTTGAGCCGCCGCCGATGCCCGTCGCCTTGCGGATGTCGTCGATCGTCCACGACGACGCCATTTGCCCGCGCCCCGGCGTGCCTGGCCCGGCATAGCCGAGATCGGTCAAGCTCGCCTCGATCTTGGCGCGCTTGGCATCGTTGAGCGCCTTGAGTTGCGCGTCATAGGCCGGATCGTCGTGGCCGTAGATGTTGGCGGCGCGTTCCGATGCCTCGATGTCGCGCAAGGCGTCGAATTTGTCGGCGTGCAGGCCAGCGATTGCCTTGCCCCTTGGCGTCGCCTCGATCACGTCCTTGCGCGTGGCAATGTCGAGGATCGGCGCCAGCAAGCCCATGAACCGCGTCAAGCCCCACGACGAGCCGGGACCAAAGCCGAACTTGCCGGCCGTCGCCATTGTCGCGTCGCTCGTGATCGCCGATGCCAACCCGGCGCCGAACCCCAACTCGGCGGCCGTACGCATCGGGTCTTTCTGAGCGCGCTCGCTCATGTAGCTCAAGCCGCTCGTGAGCCAGTTGAGGCCCTTGTTGACGCCCGGCTGAAACGCGCTCGCCGTGTTGCCGAGGTAGTTATCGACTTGCGCCTCAAGCGACTTGCGGATCACCTTGGGGTCGTTTTTCTGGAACAGCTCGGCCGCATCGACTCCCTTTGCGCCATCGACGAGGTGCTTGTCTTTCTCGATGCGCGCCGATTGCGTCGCGAAAATCGACATCATTTGCGCCGCCGTTTGCTGCGACGAGAGCGCGGCGATCACCTCTTGAATTTGGCCCGGATCAGTGACGCCCTTTTTTGCGAGTTGCGGCAGCAAAAAGTTTTGCACCCATCCGTAAGGATCGGTCTGGCCGGGCTTCAAATACTCTTGCCCGCCGAACGCACCCGGCAACACGCCCTTAACGTTGCCAGTCGTCGTCTTGATCACTTTGGACTCGTCAGTGATCAGGCCATATTTTAGCGCCTGCTCAAGCGCCTTGTTTGACATCTTGCCGCCGACGAATTGCGTGTACCAACTCGAAATGGCCTTACCGGCCGACGAGCCGCCCAACTCTTGCGCCAGCGTCGGCGCCGTCTTGAGCATGAATTCGTCGCTCAACGCATTGGTTGCCGCGCGGCCATACTTGAACATTTCATAGTAGTCGGTTGGCCGCAGCGTATCGCCGAACACGTTGACGGCCTTCGCCATGCCGTCAATGTAGTGATTGAACTTCGCAAGGTCCTGAGTGACGCCCTTGATTTCCATACCCTTGATCAGCTTGTCGAAATCCTCGCCAAGCTCGGCGGCCTTTTCGGGGTGCGCGCCGAGGGCGACGACACGCAACCGCATCAGGGGATCGAGGATTTTCGTCGCTTCCTCGAAATGGCCGGTCACAGAGCGGATGTTGCGAACCGCGTGCATTGCCTCGGTGTTCGATACCGACGGGTATTTTTTTGAGATCGAGGCGGCAAGCTCATTAGCGTGCTGGATTTCCTCGGCCGTCATACCCGAGGCCGCCATTCGCGTTTCCTCGTGCGCGCGATCACTGCTCGCCTCGACGGTTTTGTGCGCGAGCGCGGCCACGGCCCGCCCGCCGCCATAAGCGGCGGCGGCGCCGGCGGCAATCTTGGTGCTGTTGCTCAACATCGTGCTCGCGCGCTGCATGCGCGTCGCGGTTCGCTCGGCGGTGCCGGCGATGTTGATTTGCTTTTGCACGTCGCGGTTAAGCGCGTTCGCGGCGCGACTGATGCGCGCGATCTTCTGCGCAACCGCGTCGAATGCGCCGCCGGTCGCGTCTTTGCCCTTGATTACGGCAAGGGCCTCAAGGATCGTCCCCATCACTTACGCCTTTTTCTCAACGTCATCGCCCGGTCGGCCCAGCGATACAACTCGGAGAAGCCCGCACGATCGGCGGCGTCGGCATCGACGATCCGCTCGACCATGACGAGGAAATCCCACATCACTCCGATTGATCCGTCGCCGCCGGCTCGCGAAAAAAATCGCAAATCGCCTCTTTGACGGCGATCGCATCGAGCACCGACATTTGGCTCATTGCGAGCAACGGATCAGGCTCGACGATCAGCCGCTCGGCATAGGCGCGGATAACCGCATCATTATCGACGAGCGCTTGCCCGCCGGGCGCCCTGACCCACGTTTGCGGCGCGCCGAGCATGAAGAAATCGCCGGCCGTCGGCTCCATCACCTTGACTTGCGTCACCGGCCCGGTGCCGCCCGAGAACGGCCGCTTGAGTTGGATCGTCTTTGTTTCGCGCGCCATCCTTGGCCCCCTTGAATGTGATCAAACCGGAAATGCCGGCGAGCGCAGTGCCCGCCGGCGGCAACAGCGCTTAGCTGTTGAGTTTCTGATACTGCGGCCCCTCGATCTTGATGCCGGTCACTTCGCCGGTGCTCAGATTGAGTTTCGGCTCGCCAGTGAAGCGGGCGCCGGTAAAGATGTGCGTCCGGTTGTTATCTTCCTCGACGATCGTCGCGTCGATCTTGCACTTGCGCAGCTTTTCATCCCATTGGATGCCGCAGCCGTTGCGGAAATTGAGTTCCGCGCCGTACAGTTTCGGCTTGGAAGTGTAGAACGGCGAGCCGTCGCCGTTGGCGCCGCCGGTGACGGTGATGTTGGTCGGGTCGATCGTCACGTCGCCGTCGGTCGGCGTCATCCGATCGCCGTCAACCGTGAGCGAGATGCGACCGCCGAAGCTATCGCAGCAATCATCTGCCATGTTGTGTTTACCTCAAGAGATGGTGGAAAGAGAGCGCGCCCGGCTCGGTGCCGGGCGCCAGTGAAAGGCCGCTTATGCGACGGCCGAGTCGCCCGACGGCGTCTGATACTGCAAGAACGCCGTCGCGTTGGCGGCGAACACACGCAACTGATTGACGACGTCGAACGGCAGGTAAGCGTTGACGCGGTTCGCATCGTTCGGATCGCGCTCGACGACGACATATTGCGCGAACAACTCGGCCTTTTCGAGCACGCCGAGCGCGACGAGATCGTTGTACGCATGCACGAGCGTGTTGCGGATCGATTTCGGCGTCGCGATCTCGGGCAGATTGAACGGGTTGTCATCCGCGAGAGCCTGGCGCGAGTGCCGGTTGCTCACCATCGTGCGGAAGTAGCGCACGGCGAACATGAGTTGATACATCGTTTCCACGTCGCGGAACGTGCCATCCGAGACGCCGGCGGCCGTTTTCTGATACGTGGTCACGACGCGATCGATCGCAACGATACCGTCGGCGCGAACCTTGTAACCGGCGATACCGTCGGCGTAGAGCGCCTGACGATCGACGATGTCCCACCACACGCCACGATCACGAGGCGGCAACACGCCGTCGAGCGTGAGCGTCTGCAACGGGCGCGAGACTTCCGGTGCGTCGCCGAGGTGCGCACTGGCCTTGCCGCCGAGCGCAGCGGACCACTCCCATTCCGGCGTCGGCGAGCGCTGCGAACCGACGACGCTCACGTGCTGATCGTTGCGCGTGTCGCCGAACGTCACGAGGCCCGACAGCGTGCCGAACTGCGACGACCAATAATGGCCGTAGAGTTGCTGGATCGGAGACCAGCGGCCGGCGGTGTCGTCGAGGAAGTCGCGCACGCTGTTGAGCGACGTGGAGTCGCTGTACGGGCCGACGAGGAAATCATATTCCTGATCGCCGAGGCTCGCGAGCGGGCCGGCGAGATCGGGAACACCATTGCCGCCGGCCATCGCGACGACGGTCACATTGGAGGCGTTGAGGATGTTCGACTCGTCGGTGGCATAGGTCAATTCGAGACCGTTGCCGAGCGCGCCGTTGTGCCGAGCGGTGACGTTGATCTTGGCCGGCGTGGTGCCGTCCACGGCCGCCGTGACCGGCAGATTGGCCGCGTTGATCGCGACCGCCGCGTTACTGGCAACTTGCGCCGCCGTGTGCGAGGCGTTGACCTGAAACACGATGCGCCGGCCGAGCACCCAAAGGATCGCGGCGCCGGTGACGGCGGGCGCGGTGAACGTGAGCGAGCCGGCGGCCTTGGCGCCGGCCGGATCGGCGAGCGGCAGCGCCCAAAGCGGCTGGAACGGCGCATTGCGGCGCGCGATGCGGAACATCGCCGACAGCATCGAGCCGACGCCGAAGAAAGCATCGGCCTCGGCTTGGTTCTGGATCGGGCCGATCACGGTGCCGGCAGCGGCGGTGCCGGCGGTAAGCTTCTGCCCGATCAGAACGACGCGCGCGTTACCCTGAAACGGCGTGCCGCCCGAGTTGATCTCGGCATAGAAGAACGGCACCAAAAGGTTGCCGGGAATGTTGTTGAACGCGACCATGTAGACATGACTCCGTGTTCGCCCGGCGTGTCACGGCCGGGCGCGATTGAGGTGATTTGCGGTTGAGGTGGTGCTAGGCGAGCGGCGCCTTAACGCATCGCTCGGCGGCGGTGCACGCTTCCGGCGTCACGCAATTTGCGCACACCGCGAAGGCGGCCGGCGTCTCGGGCACAGGCTCGGACGGCGCGTCGGCCGGAACGTGCTCGGTGCCTGCAGTCGGATCGGCCTCGACGGCATCGCCATCGCGAAGGCGCCGAGTCCAATACTGCGACTTGGTTTTCCACTCGCCTCGCGGATCGAGCGGAATCATCGTCTGAGGATCGCGCACGAGCGCGGTCACGATCTCGCCCTCGATCTCGATCGAGGCCGGCTTGATAAAGATGTCTGTCATCACTGACCTTGCAGATTTTCGGTTGTCGCCTGCACCGGAGCGGTGCCGGTGACGCCGGGTTGCGGCGCCGCTTTGATCCCAACAGTGTTGAGGTTGACGCGCGTCGGCATGACTGGCGCCATTCGGGCCATGCCGAGGGCGAGCTCGTGCAGATAGGTGGACTCGCCGAGTTGCGTCGCGATCGACTTGAGCAAGCCCGGCAAGCGATCGAAATCCGCCGGCGGCGCGACCGGCGCCGGATCGTAACATGACTCTTTCATGCAGATGCGCGCTCGGATCGTGCGCGCGGCGAGCCGGATGCTTTCCTCGCCCGAGCGGTGTTTGATGCTCGAATGCCACTGATCGAACGGCAACTTGCACATGCGCCGAAACAGCGCGCCCGTCGGGCCGAAGTGCAAGGCGTGATAAATCTGCTCCTCAAGCATGCCGAGCGTCGTCTCGATCGCCGCGTCGGTATCGGCATAATCGACGATCAGTTGCTCGCCGCCATCGCCATCCGCCACCCGATAGGTGGCGACGACGGAAATCTCAAAGACGAGATCGACCTCTCCCTTGTAGAACTGCGGCCCCGCCTGGCTGATCTTTTCGAGGCTCGTGTTCTCCGTGAAAACGCCGATCAGCGGCCGGCGCTCGTCGCCGTTGAGATCGTCGATCGGATCGACGCGCGAGTCGGACACATAGGCGCCGGCGAGTGTCGGCCACGGGCCGCCGTCGGCGAGCAGCGCCGAGGGCCGCAGCGCTTCAAGCGCCGTCAGCCGCAAGAATTCACGTGCGAGCATTGGCAAAAATCTCGTTGAGAGTGAGCCGCACAAAGCCCGGCGTCGAGGGCAACACCTCGAAAATGCGGAAGCGCCGGCCGCTATCTTCTGCCGTGAGCAAATCGCCCTGTTTCGGGCGCCACGGCAAACGCGAGAGATCGAGCGACACATAAGGCCGCACGGTCGAATGCGAGGCGCGCTCGGGCTGCACGCCGACTTGATGGAACGGCCCGGCGGCGGCGCGAGCGGACGACTCGCCGAACGGGCAAAGCACATGCTCGACGACATCGCGCGAGCTATCGGGGATCAGCGGCGCGTTGCGATCGGCCGCGTGTTTCATCGGGGCGAACGTGAAGCGCTCGCCCTGAATTCGGTCATGCGTCACCGCCGCAGCGGCGACAGCACGCGCAAACGGTGACGCCATGACTTAGGCCCTCGCCTTAGATGGTATCGACGCCGAGCACCACGGCGCCGACGGTGTCCGCCGAGGCCGCAGCGGCAGCGGCGTAACCGACGCGCATGTTGTTCGTCGCGGTCTTGGTGTAGTTCTTGGCGGTGTCATCCCAATACAGGATGTCCCCGAACACCCACGCGGCGCCGGCCGCCTTGGGCTGACTGCCGAACACGCCCGAGCGCTCATAGGCGAACAGCGAACCGGCCGGGACGGTCTCGGCGGCGATGCCGAACAGCGAGCCCAGCTTGTAAGGCGTATTGGAAACCACACCGCCGGCGGGCGCGACTGCATCGAGCACGCGGCCGTGCTGAATTTTGTTATTGCTCATTCCTTGTCCTCAGATTTGAGACGTTGAAAAGAAAAAGGCGAGCGGCACGATTGCCGCCCGCCTCAATGACGCACCGATCCGCCGACGCTTACGCGCCGGGGTTACGGTAGCCGCCGCGGAAATCGACCGCGCCGCAGCCAAAGTCATGTTCGAGCGACACGCCGACGCCCTGCACGCCGAACGGGTTCTCGATGCGGAGACGCGGCGCGTTGTAGCCTTCCAGCATGCCCCACACGAAGCACGGCGCGATCGACGGATCGGCGTAAAGCTCCCATGCGTTGCCAGCGACCGGCATCACGACGGTGCGCAGCTTGCCGCCGAACGGGTTGACATCGCTTTCGCTCGTCGGGGTGATCACCGCGACGGCGCGATCGGCCTCGGTTTCCTTGTCGGGACCGACGGCGAGAATGCGGGGCGCGAGGTTGAGCAGCGCACCGGACTGGTTCGTCTGCTTACGCATCGCGGCCCGGCCCTTGCCGAGGTTGTCGGAGTCGATCACGGTGCCGGCAGCGGCGAGGTTCTTGTGCTTGGCGGCATCGAACACGGCGGCGTTGCCGTCGATCAGGGTCGGGCCGTTGCCCCCGTTGGCGGCCTTCATCGCGTAGAAAGTCGCTTCCTCGAAACGGGACACGGTGTCGCCGTAGGAGCCGAGCATCTGATCGATCGCGCCGACATTGTCGTCGATCAGCATGCGGCGCGAAATCGCGAATTGCACCGCATACGGCGCGACGGCGACGACTTCCTTGCTATCGCCGAAGGTTCCGAACTTGATCTCGCCGGACTGCGTCACGGGCTGCAAGGTCGGGAAATCGCCGATGCGCAACTGAGTGTGCGGCCGGAAGTCGCTGAACGTGCGCTGCGCCGCAATCTGGCGATAGGTCGGGGTAGCGACCTGATAGCGAGCGAGCAGCACGCGGTTGACGGTCGACTCGAAGATCACCGGGAGATCGGAAGTCGTCATCGCGCGGCGGAGCACGTCCTCGCGCGCGGCGGCGCCGATCGGCATGCGGCGTTCATTGAGCACAACCGCCGCCACGTCGGCGAGGCTGTAAGCCATGTATTCGCGCGCGCCAGCGTCGAGCGCGCGAACCTGGCCCTCGTCGTCGCGGAGCGCCGAGGCGCCGCCCATGCGAACCGTGAGCGCGTCGGTGATGAAGCGGTGACGCGTGTCGGTCTCGTCGCGGGTGATCGTGACGCTCGACGTGCGGGTGCGGTCGGCCTGCGATGCCATGTGATCGAACGCACGAGCGCGGAAGGTCTCGACGGTGACGCCGTCGCGCTGCGCAGCAGCGATGTCGGCAGCGGACATGCCGGCGCGGGTGCCGATGTCGCTGATCTCGGCCGAGCGGACACGTTCGGCAGCGATCAGGGTCGCAGCGTCGGCGGGCGGCGCGGCGCGGGTGGCCTCGGGCGCCGGCGGGGCGCTCGGAGCGGGCGCGGTGCGAGTTGCCTCGGGCGCCGGCGCGGTCGCGGTGGTGGTGGCCGGTTCGTTGCCGGCGGTGTTGGCAGCATTGCGCCGCATGTCGTCATTCTCCATTGAAGATTGGGCATCGTCAGCCCGTTGCGATGAAACTTGCGTCGAGCGGATCGACGCTTGAGGATCGGCCGGAACCGACACGAGGGAGACTTCAAGCAACTCCCAACGATCGGCCCGCCAAACCTCAACCTCGTTTGCGAGAGACGTGAGAGTCCACGTCGTCACGCGGTAGCCGACAGAGATGCCGGTGATCTCGCCTCGGGCGACCATGCCCTCGGCGTTGCGGCCGGCCTCGGTGTCTGCGAAGCGGATGCGACCGACGAGATTGCCGCCCTCAATCCGCGCTTCCTCGACGATGCCGAGCACGGCATCGATCGAACCTTGCGAATGCGTGTCGAGCAATCGAACCTGCCCGAGCGCGACGCGACTCAAGTCGATCGCCTCGGCCGAGATTGCCAATTCCTCAAACACGCCCCAGCGCGACACACGCGAGCCGGCCGAAAAGATCGCCTCGACGGTGCGCTTGGCTTTGTTGTAGCTCGACGGCGCGAACCGCGCGGACAGATCGTCGCTCGCGGCGCGCTCGACGATCTCGCCCGGCACGAAGCCATCGGGAGTCTGATGCGGACGCGCGGCAACGCCGCGCATCCAATGCGTTTTCAGGTTCATGTTGTCGTTAAGCCCCTTAATCCTGGCCCGAGTTGCCGAGGTTCTTATCGTCCGACGGATCGGACTCGGCATCCTGAGTCAGTTGCGATTTTCCGAGTTGATCGACACGCCTCGGATCGATGTCGAGCACAAGCGGCTCGTCGCCGCCGTCGGCGTCCTTCCAGAACTGCCGCGTTTCCTCGACAACCTTGCGCCAATCGCGTCCCCAACCGTTGATGAACTCTTGCGGGGACATCCGGCCCGAGCGCACGGCGAGAATATCCGCTTTCAAATCCTTGAGCGGATCGATCGGCATCACGGCCGGCATGACATACGAGCGCTCATAGGGCGCTTTCCGCGCCCTCACCTCGCCCGCAAGCATTGCGATCGAAAGCCAACGCTCTGTGATGCGGTGCATCAGTTGCGGCACACACTGCAACCATTGGATTTGCTCGACGAGCACCTTGAGCACACGCTCACCGGCCTTGAGCGATGAATAGTTCGCTTGGCGCAAGTCGCCGGTCAACTGATCGTAAGTGATCATCCCGCCCGAGGCGATGCCCATCAGCGCGGCGAGCGCAACCGGCTCGAATTGCCCCGAGCCCGACGGCGAGAACGCCGAGACCGTCTCGCCAAGCTTGGCGCGATAGATCATGCCCGGCGCCATGCCCTCAATGTTGCGGCCGGCGTCGTCTTGGCGCGTTTGCGCGCCGGCGAGGTTCTTGACCGGATCGGCAGAATTGACGATCAGGCCATAGCACGCCTCCATTCGCAACTTCACAACCATCGCATCCATTGCGTCGGCGTAGTCGCGCGCATCCATCAGCACCGGCGCGAGCAGCGGCACGCCGCGCACTTGGCCGGCGCGCAACACCCGATAGAGGTGACAGAAGTCGGAGCGCGGCACGAAATTCGGAATGATGCTCGCGCCGAGCGGTGTAAGGCCCATCTCGCCGGGATGCTCGGGGTGCAGCCAATAGCCCTCGCGCTCATTCCATTCGCCCAATACGACGCCGAGGCGAGATTTCTTGCCCTCAAACATGCCGTTGCGCTCGGTTGCGATCACGTCGCCCTCGACGACTTGCAGCGCAAGCGGAATGCGCCGATCGCCGCCTTTCTTGCGCGGGACCATGCGCACACCGGAGTCGCCGCGCTCAAGCGACGAGCGGAACGCCGTCAACTGTTGACCGGCGAAGTCCTGCACGCCCTCGATGTCCGACGACATGCACCATTCATCCCAAAGCGACTGCAGTCGGTCATCCTTCCACGCGACGGTGATTCCCGTTCCGATCACGTGCGCCGAAAGCACATCGAGACAGCGCGAGCCGATCCACGTGTTGCGCACGAGATCGCTTGAGCGCGCACGAAGCTTGGACAGCGCCGGGCCAATTTCGCCGTTGGCACTATCCTGCAACGATCCCTTGAACGATTTGCCTCGACGGCCAACCATCGCGCCGTCATAGGAGCGGCCGGCGTCGAGCGCAGCGAACGCGTGCGCTCGGCGCACGGCCGCCATCGGCGCCACATAGGCAAGCGCCTTGAGAAACATCGACATCGATCAATCCCTCGAAAACTCGGCGTAACTGATCGTCGAGCGCACGCTCGACGGAGACACCTCGGCAAGCATGTCGCCGAGGATCGAGCGCATTTGATCGAGCGAGCGATATTCGACCGTGCGACTATCCGGCCCCGAGCCGAACGTGACCTTTTGCGCGCCCGTGGCGATTGCCGCCTTGAGCGCGTCAATGTCGTCTTGAGTGTAAGCCATGCGGCGCTCCCTTTAGGCGAAGCGCCGGCGGCCCATCGCGCGACGAATGCGCGCCGTGACGGTGCCAGCGGCCGACGCCTTGAATTCAAAATGCTGCGTTACCCACGATTTCGCCGTGTAGTTCGGAATCGTCAGCTTCTCACTGAGCAGCGAAAGCTTGAGCGCGCCCGTCGCAAACTGCGAATTGTCGATCGCGGCAAGGTCCATCGTGCTTCTGCCGGCGAAACCGTTGCCGGTGCCATTCGCTTGCAGATAGAGTGACGCGGCCGAAAGGCCGGTGGCGTTATCGATCGACACCTCGCCGCCCGCCTGCACGATGTCGCCGGGCGACCAATTCGCGATAGGCCAATCCTGCGTAAGCGTGAACGTATCGCCCGGCGCAGTGAACGTCATCGCAACAATGCATTCCTTGCCCGGCGAGCCATCCGCCGGCGTGCCCGTCGAGATCGAGGCGGTTTGCGCGCCGCTTCCGGTGCCGTAAGACGTGCCCTTATTCAGCGTCCACCCCAGCGGCGCCGAGCCCGTAACACCCGCGCCAACGCTGCCGCCCGTGGCAGTGAAAAACATCGGGTTTGTGAGTTGGTTGATGTTCGAGTTTGCGCTCGGCACCTCGAACACGTTGAGCAAGTCGCGCGGTTGCGGCGTGTGCAACTGTTGGATCAGCACGGCGAAGCCAACGCCAGCAGCATAGGCGCCCGGCGCGGCCTCGTGTGTGGTGTCGCGCATATAGCCGGCCTTGAATGCGATCGTGCTCGCCGTCGAGGCCGTCGCATCCCAAAGATAAGCGGGGAGATCGAACAGCACTTGCCCCGGCGCGGTCTCGCTCCATTCGCGCAACCGCTGATTATATTCCAGCGTCGCCGCGATTTGCGCCGCACTGAAATTGCTCGCGCCTGGCTCGATCACAATCACGACGCGGCCGAAATTGGCCGCGAGCGCCTTCCCGTGCGCATATTGCACGTTGGCGAGGATGTGTTGCGCGACGTTTGCGAGCGTGATCGTCTGGCCCGCCATCGGGCCGTCGGTGGACACAAAGCCGGTCGCAGCCTGCGCAAGATCGTTTGCGCCGATGTGAATGTACAGGGTGCCAGCCAGCGTCGCGAAGCAAGCGGAGAGCCGCGCGAGCATTTGGTCGGAACGATCGCCGGAATTGCCTTGATTGCCGGCGATGGTGATGCGGTGCCCCGAAAGCGCCTTGCCCCAAGGCAAGTGATTGGCATTCGAGAGGTTGAGATAGGTGCCCTTGTCGAGATGCACCTGATCAACGCGGCTATCGCCGAGCAGCACCCACAACGGAAGATGTCGCGGCGTCAGCTTGGGATACAGGCCGAGCGTCATGAGGTACGCTAGAATTGATTTCGGCGGAAAATGCATTGTGGTTTCCTGCTAGGCGATCTTGGCGCCTGCGAACTGCGCAAAGACGCGATCGAGCCACGTGTTGACCATGCCGCGAAGCACGGCGGATTTATCTTCCTTGCCGAACACGCGGAAAGGCATGTTCGATTTGTCAACGGCCTCGGCCGCCGCCGCGCCGAGCATCGGAATGTCGAGCGCGTCGGCCGGGAACGAAAACTTTGTCGCGTTGATGCGGTTGCCGATCGCGACATGACGCGCGCCGGCCGCAAGCCGCTCGGCGACGGGCTTGATCTCGTCGATTGACGCCTGATTGTTGCCGAGCACGTGCAACACGGTCACGGCGTATTTGTCGGGGTCGAGAAAGCCGATATCGGTCAACAGTTGCAGCGTCGGCGACAACAGCCCGGCCCGGATGTCGATCACGGTAGCCGTGAGCGCGTTGAGCGTGTCGAAAACGCGCATCTGCCCGTCGGAGTCCGTGAGATCGACGATCTCGGCGCGCTCGGGATAGAAGCGCTTGAGCACGCCGCCCGGCACCTCGTTTTCGGTGTCGAAAGGCCGGTTCTGCACGCCGCTCGCGTCGAGGTAATCGAGAAACGCGCGGGTGATCGTGGTTTTGCCGACGCCGCCCTTGTCGGCGCCGATGATGTAGAGGCTCGGCTTTGTCATGTGCCCGTGTCCTTTTTTGTGTCGTACGAAACAAAAGCCGGCCTAGCGGCTTCCCCAGCCGCTAAGGTCTCGGCCGATCCATCCCGAGCCGGACGGCTCGGCTTGTGATCTCGCCGCCGGCGCGTCGTCACTGGCATTTGCGGGCGGTGACGCGTCTTGAACCGGCGGCGGATCGCCCGGCAGATTCGCCCTCTCTGCATCAGAGAGATCGGCGCCGAGCACTGCGGACGCGGGACTGGCCGCAATCTGCACGGCGAGCGGGCGCGGCGCGAACAAGTCGCCTTGCGGCACCGTCGGCGCGCGCTCGCGCGCGAGGATTTTCCATTCATCCTCGGTCATAGTCGAAAGGCCGAGGTGATCAGCGACGGCCATGTTGTACACGCGGCAATCAAACCAATGGTTCGCTTGCGCGCCGCGCGGCTCCCATCGCTTTGTGGTGCGCCCGCGATTTTTCACGTCGGCGAGATATTCGGCCGTGACTTGCTTGAAGTAATTTTCGTCGAGAAACTTGCCGAAATGGCAGTAACCCGGCGGATCAACCTCGTGCCCAGCCGACTTTCCCTCTTTTCTCAGATCCTCGTACCAATGGCCTTTGAGCGGCCACGTGCCGACGGGCCAAAGCTTGACGTAACCAAGCTTGCGGCCGTCTAGGTCGATGTCCTTGACGCTCGGCGTTCCGATCGCCGGCAGATGCCAGCCATCGCGGCCGTCAACCGCATAGGCGTTATGGCGCGACTGGCACCAATGATAGACGACATGCGAGCGGAAACCCGAGTCGATCGCGAACGCGTCAACCTTGCGCCGATTGCCGAAGGCGTCGGGCCACTCCCGATCGTAAAGCTCGCCGAGTTTCAGGAACGCGCCGGCGTTCGCGTTCGTCGTGTCGCCCTCAAGCACATCGACGAACACAACCCACGACTCGCGGTTCGGCGCCCAAGCGACAACCTCGACATAGATGCCGTTCATTTGCACGTCGGCGGCGGCCGTAAGCATCAGGCCGCGCGCCGGGATGCGCCCTTTCGGGTAATCCTCGCGCCGTTCCATCAGCCGCACGTGATCGGGCGCATCGCCCTTGATCTCAAAGGCCTCGCCGAGCGTGAGGTTATAGAATGCTTTCAGCTTCGCCGGATCGCCTTGCGCCATGATCCAGCGCTCGGCGATTTTGTCCCAAGGCACAAACGGCGACGACATGGCGTCGATGTGGTAGCTCGGAAACTTGCCCGGCCCCGGCGCGGTCGCGATCCACTCGCCCTTGCGCACGAGCGAGTTTTTCTCGTGCGCCTCGATCACCGCCCCGCAGCACGGCGCAATGTAGTGCGCCTGATACGGGAACGCGTCGTTAAACTTGAATTGCGGGCCGAAGCGGAACGAAAACTTGCCGTCGCAATGCGGGCATGGCACATGCCAAAAGCGTTGATCGCCGGCCTCAAATTGCTTGTCAATGTAGCACGCGCCTTTAACCGTCGGCGTCGAGATGTTTACCTCTTTCCAGTCGCCGGTCGCGAGGAACGACTCATAGCGCGCCTCGATCATCGCGTGCGGCGAACCCTGGCCGTCGAGATCGTCGGGATACTCGCTCGCCTCGTCTTTGATGATCTTCCGTTTGGTCTTTGAGCGGAGATCGGCGGTTGAGTTGGCAATGGCGAGAGCCATCGAGCCGCCCGGATAGCGCTTGAGATACGTCGTCGATCCCTCGCCCGAGCGCGAGACTTGCGGCTTAACCTTCGCCTTGAGCGCAGCCGATTGCTCGATCGCCGGGTTAAGCTTGTCGGCGATGAAGTCGGCGAGCGCCCCGTCGGTTGGCTGCACGAGCAGAATGCCGCCGCTCGGATCGGTGTCGATCGTCGAGCCGACGATCGCAATCGCCATCACCGTGAAGCCGGTTTGAGCACTCTTGCGGATCGCCCATTTGTTGACGGGCGACTCGGGGCCGCTGTTATTCAGCGGCTCGACGACGTAAGGCGTAAGCGTCGCGTCCCATTTTTCGTTGGCGCGCGGGCCGTCGGGCACGATCAGGTTTTGCGCAGCCCAATCGGCCGGCAGCACCTTGCGCGGCGGCTCGATCAGCGCCATCGCCTCGGCGCACATGGCCGCGACGGCGGAACGTTTGAATTGCAGCATAGCCGGCCCTTACGCGGGCGAGCTATCCTCGCCCGGATCAATCGTTGACGGCACGGCCGCGCGCGCGATCTCGCCGATTGCCTCGGCCATTGCGACGCGCAACTCGCGCTCGATGTCTTTGAGAAGGCCTCGGCACCCCTGCACCCCATCCTTGGTTGCGGCTGCGCTCATTGCCTCGGCGTATGTCGGCAAGCGGCCCATGATGCGCACAACGGCCTCGCCGATCTTGACACCGCCGGCTTTCGCCTCGTCGATCGGCACGAGCCGCCCGAGTCGTTCCTCAAGATCGAGAAACTTGAGATCGGCCGTATACTGCGCCGCGCGCGATTGGTGATCGCGCAACGCGGGCGATGCCGGCGAGTTGGTCTCGGCCTCGGCCTCGGCGCGTGTCTCGGCGGCGCCTTCCTTGAACGCGTCGCCGACTTCGCCGACGGCGCGATCGAATTGCGCGAGGTTGACGAGCTTCGTTCCGCCTGGCCCCGGCCGCGTGTCGAGCAAGCCGGCCTCGACGAGCGAGTCGACGCGCTTTGCAATCGCCTGCCGCGACTTGCCGCGCTCGCGCGCGATGTCGGAGATCGACAGCCAAAGCCCATCCTCGACGAGATCACCACTCATCGCCGCAACAGCCGCCACGCGACGGCGAGCAGGAGCGTCCCGCGACGGGGCGCAAAATGTAGTTGCCGACGATCAACGCCAAGATCAGCGTGAGAAACCAGTGATCGCCCATGAACGTGAGAACGTTCGGCTCAACGCATGCCATCGTGTCAACCTGTCAACCGTGTCAACCCAAGTTTTCAATTTTGCGGCTGGCGAGTTTTCGGGGCGCGCTTGTGCCGTAGGGGGCCGGGCGCCGGGAGGGACCCGCGCCCGGCCGGGTGGCCCGGCGGGCGAGCGCCGCCCCCGCGACCGCACCGGCGCCCATGATCGCCAGAAAGCCCGCCTTGCCTGCACCACAGAGCAGCGCCAGCACGGCGAGCACATCAGCGCCAAGCATCACGACGGCAAAGATCACCGCGCGCACAAACCAATCAAAGGCAAGCTTGCCTTTCGACATGATCGAACCCCTTGAACCGCTCAAGCATGGCCGCCGAGAATGGCGGCGATCTCGTGTTGAAGCCTTGGCGGCAATACCCGCCTTACCGTGGATAGGAAGGCGGCGGCCGTGGCGCCCGTCACCATCTCGGTTGGGATGTACAGGCCCGACTTGATGCGCTCGATCGGCACGCGGCCCTTGCCGGTGCGCCGGAACACTTGGCCGCCGAGATTGAGGGCAACGCGCTTAGGGAAGCGCCCGCCCTTGATGAATGTGCCCGAGAACACGCGCCGACTATTCCACGGCGCCGCCGACACGCCCCGGCGCGTCTCTCGGGCCTTGAAGTATTTCAGCGCCACGTTGCCGCCGCGCGACTTGAGCGAATAAGTCAGCCCGGCCGGCTTTTTCTTGACGGCCCGCGCAATGACTTGCCGCTTTAGGCCGGTTTGAGCCGTGAGCGTGCGCACGACAACCGTCGCGGTCTGATCGCCCGTGCGGCGGATCGCGCGGCCGATCGCGGCCGGCGCCTCGCGCTCGGCTTTCTTGAATAGCGCGGCGAGATGATCGATTTGCCGCGCATCGATCTCAAGCATCGAGAACGCCATCGCGTCACCGCTTGATGATCGAGGCGCGAAGCTTCGCGAGTTGCTGCGATGCCGCCGTGCGGAGCGCGCCCGTGCGCGCATCTTCCGTTAGGGTGCGCGCTACAAAGCCGGCCGCCCCCGCAACCGACTTCACATCACCCCGCACGGCGGCGGACATGCCGCGCACGATCGCTTGCTTGCGTTCATTGCAACGGCAACCCATGACACACCTCACTAATTGGATCATCACGCGGGCGAACGCGGCGAGATGCGCTAAGCGTTCTGACTTGGAAGCCGATCGCCGTGCGCGTGATGAATTGGTTTGATTGGTGCCGACCGTGGGCCTTTCAAAGCCCCGCCGACTCTCGCGCTGATGAAGCCGAGCACCGCGCCGCGTCCGACGCGTGGAAAGTGAATTGGTGCGGCGATACGCTCGCCGCCGGCGCCTCAGTGTCTCGCCACATCGGAAGGCGCCCGGCTTTCACCGCCGAGAGAGTGCGCCGTGTTTAACGAGCGTGCGATTGCTCGGGCGATCAGCCATTCGTTTTGCGATGTCGCGGCCGTTTGGCACTCAGGCCAATCATGGGGCGATCATATCGCGTTGCGTCAACAGTAGGATGCAACATGCCCTCGGGCTAGGGTTGCTATGGCGTCGGCGCTAAGCGCCGTAGTCAGTCACATCGCCGCCGGATCGACAGGGGGACAGCCCCGGTCTATCGAGCCGGATCAAACGGCGCGAGAAAGAACGAAACAGACGAGAGCGTTACAGCTTCCGCATGGTCGTGATCTCCGATGGTGCAGAATTGCAAAACCCCCGCCGTTGGGCGAGGGCTTTTGTTTTTCACCTTTTGGAACGTCCGGGGTTATGTCAAGCGAGGCCTTCCGCGTCAAACAACCCCGACACGGAATTGCAGCAAACCCCTTAGATTGCAGCGGATCGGCGCATTTTTTCGCGGCTCGCCCGGTTGTAGCTCGCCCGCGTTTCCGCCTCGATCGGCGATTCGATCGGCGGGCCGCCGGCCGAGCGCTTGGGCTGCAAGGGCAGGCCGACGGCATCAAACCGGGCGAAGGCATCGCGGAAGATCACCCGCGTCGCGAGCGACGACGAGAGCCAAGGCATCAGCGGCACGGCGAGCGGCAGCACGTCGAAACTTTCGAGCGCGCCGTCGAGCACGCCGGCGAGATGCGAAAGCGCCATGTGCCACGCGACGAATTGCGCGCGAGAATGCGCGACGCTCAACGGCGCGGGATCGTGCCACTCAAGCGGCGAGCGCGGCGACATCGAGAGCGTATATTCGCCGTCACGCTTGCGCGCACGGCCTTCATTCTTCTGCATCATCACAACATCGCCGTCGGCGTCGGTGCCGAGCACCACGGGATAGCAACGCACGGCGCCGGCGGCGTTCCTGGCCTCATAGAAACGTTGACGCGGCGACGGCAACTCAAAGGCCCATGCCGGGCGCGATCCCA